TTTGACCGGATCGGCAATCTTGGCTAACCTAGAAGCTTCGGTTTTAGTCTTGCCCAAGGCGTAAACTACTAACGCCGCATCATTCGCCCCTTGCAAAATAATCCCTTGCTGAATTACAGACAAGGTATCCTTCACAAAGTCTTCAGCTTCGCTGTAATCCTTAACCTTAAGCTTTTCTTTCCGTTCCGCGTATCCGCTAAGGGTATTCTGCCAAGCCTGTTGCGCTTCGGCGACTTGCCTTTGCTGATCGGCGCTTTGCTGTTCAACAGCGCGTCGCCTTTCGTGAAAAGCCGTCAATTCGCTTTCAAACTTATCCGCATCGTAATCGCAATTTTCGAGCGTCGGCTTTTGGCCTAACTCAAGTGCGATCTGTTGCGGCGACTGTTGTACTTTCGCCTGAAGCTCGCGAATTAGTTTCGCTTGCTCTTTATGCGATTTCCGTAAGTCTTTAACCCAAACCGGCGCGTTAGCTTCATCTTCGGAAGGCGGCGAAACTTCCCCGATTGAAACTGTTACTTCGTCATCATCTTCAGGGGTTTCGTCTTCGACCGCTGGAATTACCGGCGGTTTAACTTCGCCCTCTAAAGGTTTGATAACTTCCGTTTCAATTTCTACTGCCGTGTCATCGTCAGCCATAAATGCGTCTCGCAAATCTCAGCTTTGAGGCGAAGCCGGAAACCGTATGCCCACACATACGCGCGAAATAGGAACCGCGCAAGCCTATTGCGCGGCTTCAGGTTCGGGATTGTTGATCGCGTTCGTTTGCGCTTCTGTGTTCGTTGTCTGCGCATCCGTATTGGCAATATTTGCGTGAGTATGGGCGACTTGGGCATGGGTATGAGCGACTTGCGCGCGAGTGTGGGCAATCTGCGCATGTTTATGCATCGTGTCAGCGTGGGTATTCAGCGTTTGCGCGTTCGTATTATCGACATTTGCCGCAGTTACCGCAGCCGCATTTTGCTGTTCACTCTGCCCCATCGCGTTATTTTGCATCGCTTCAATAGCTTTGAAGGCTTGGTCAATGTTGCCGGCTTTAATGTCGGCTAGAATTTGCATGGCTTTCGCCTTGTTCAATTCCGCCTGAGCCGCAACATTTACCGTATTCGCCTGCTTTAGCTGCGCATCGGCTTTGGCTTGCTCAGCCGAAGCTTGCAGGAATTGATCGTTTGGCGAAGGCGGCTGTTGCGCGGCTTGAGCCTGTTCCTGTTGCATTTGCTGTTGTTCTTCTGGCGTAGGCTTGATAACGCCCATCCTAACAAGCTTAGTCCTGAAATAATCGTGTATTTCATCTATGCCTTCGCCCTCCATATTCATCATAATCATTGACGTAATGACTTGCATAGTTTCAGGGTCTTGCGTTGCGCCGAGAAGCGCAATCAAACTGCGAACCGTCGAAGCGCGCTTACTCTGCGACGTTGGCCCCGGCGTTGCCGTAACGTCGAAATCGGCTTCGCTAAGATCGTTCGTAAGCGCCGGCATTCCCGTATCAGGATCGACGTTTTGTTGCATTAGCGTAGCGGATGACACTTCGCCGCTTTCGTCAATTGTCTTTTTCTTTCTGTTTTCCTCTACATAGATTTCCTTCGCCATGCCAAGCCAAATTTCGCCCCCGCGTTTAATGGCTTTAGCCATATTCGAGATATAAATATAAGTTTGCATATCGAGCTTTTGTTGAACAAGCTCAACCGCAACGCCTGAAAGATTAGCTTGCAATTCCTCGCCAGCCTCTTGATTGCCGAGGATAGCTTGCATATCGGCGTCAACGATCTGCAACAAAGCCGCCATAGCGGGCGGGATTTCAGGCGACTTCGTATAACCAATCGGACCATTAGCGACTGGCGCTCCGCTATCATCTGTCATCGAATTAAGCAAAAGATATGGATAATTCTTAATATTGTCATTTTGCCACATTACGGCATGACCATTCATTTGCTCAGGCGTAAAGATCGGCTTTTCAATCGAGGAAAGCGCCGAAATCTCAGCAAGCTTCGACATTTGCATGTTTTTGATGCGCTGTACGTCTTTTGCAAGCCTTACATGCCCCATGCAACGCTCGATATTGTCAATAAACCAGCGCTTTCCATAAACCGGAACTATCGGAATGTTCGGCCCGGCAATTTCGCCACAATCCTCTAGCACTCGAACGCCATTCATTAGATATTTGTTCACTCTTGGGCGTTTTTTATTCTTTTCGCCAGTCTTTTTGAAGCCCGTTTCACGCAGTTGCTTGCGCAAATCGCTATCTTCGTCTAATTCCTCTTTATCCAAAACACGCTTGAGCTTTCCCGGTCCTTCGAACGTGATTAGCGTATAAGGCTTCTGCGTTACCTTGTAATATTCCGCCAAATAAACAATATCTGGCGTTAACCAGTCAAAATTGCGCTGAATAACGGTTTTAGGCCAAGTAGCCGGATCGTCGTTATATTCCTCAGTATAGGCGACGCGAGATAATGACGACAAAACCCAACATTTACGCGCGTCGCGCTTATCCTGCCGCTTCGCGTCAACGTCGAAATAGACGCTGCTGTCCGCATCAAAAATTGGCTCGATATAAATGCGCTGCGGCGCATCGTCGTCATCATCCGTTTCATCTTCGTTATCGGCTCGATAACGAAACGCGCCAAAGCCCCCGCCGACTGCCTCTTCAAAGCTGTTATCGTAAGCCTCTTCCGCCGTGCTGTCCTGTTCATCAGCGCGGTAAAGTCCGTTGCATGTATCGCTCAGGCGATTGCCAGTCGCGCCATCTTTCGGAACGAAATTAACCGAAATCCGGTTGTTACGATATTCGTTGATAATGCGAACAACGGCTAAATGAATTTTATTTATCTCAAGCTTTGGCTTATTCTCGAATTGCTGCGCTAGCGGCCCTTCCCATTGCGCGCCAGCAATGGAGTAAAAGCGTCGATCCTGCAAACATTGCAATCGTTCGTCGCGAAAGCATTTCTGCGTCCGGTCAAACTCTTGCAAAGCTTCATCGTGAATTTTGCGATATTCCGCAGTATCGCGAAGTTTCTTATGATCGTCTTCGCCATAATCGCTCATAATCAAAGCTTTCTGTTAAAATGCGTCAATGTGGGCAACGGGGCTTCGACCTTTTTAGACTTCGGCGCGGTTATAGCAGGGAAAATTGCAGTCAATGCCCACACTAGCGCGTCGGCCCGGTTAGGCGATTTCGGGCCAACATAGCCGGTAGTCGTGAAGCCGGAAAGCTCATCTTCTAGCCCCCGGAAATAACCGACGTGGCGCACCTTGCCGGCCTCGTACAGCGCCGAGAATGGCTCAGCGCGTACAGCCTTGCCACGGCTGGCGCGAACTTCCCTGAAGGGCGTGCGAGGCCGGCTAACCTGTATTGTTTGCCGAACCATCGCGCCGCCGAAGTTCGTTTCCGCAACGATGCAATCGGCCTCGTGTCGATCAAACGCATCGGTAGCGACGCGCCCCCAAGTTCCCGGCCCCGCTTTAAGCGTCAAATCCTCTAGCACGTAGGCGTTACCGTCAACGCCTAAGCCGACAACGACAATTCCAATCTCGTCATTATCCGCGTTGTCTTGATCGTCAGCGCCAGAAGGATCGACGGCAACGACAACCCGCACGAAATCAGGCGTGATACCGTCCATAACGCGCCACATATCTATATTTTCATCCGAGAATAGCGCGTTAGGCGTAGCATCCGCGAATTCGCCCTCAAGAAAGCGTTTGCGCAGCCGCGCCGACAAGCCTTCTAGTGTTTCAAGATAATTGTCGGAAAGATTTTCAACGTTATCCTGTGGGTTGATCCTGAAGCAAGCGTAAGCTTCAGGGCTTGGTAACGCAATCTTCGTTTCAGGATCAAGCTTTTTAACGAAGTTCAAATATGTCCAATGAAGCTTGTTAGGCGGATTGCAGTCAAAATACATACGCGGCAACATCGGAACGCTATCGCGCCCATTGATAACTTGCAAGACTTTCTGAGCTAAGCGAGTAACGACAAGCCCGCGCGCTTGCCACGATATTTGCGAGCATTCATTCAAATAAATAGTTGTGAATTCGTTTCCT